CGCGCCCGCCGCCGAAACCCCCGCGTTGGTCGCCGCCGTTCCCGCCGTCGTTGACGAAGCCGCCGCGTTGGTCGCCGCCGTTCCCGCCGTCGTTGACGAAGCCGCCGCGTTGGTCGCCGCCGTTGACGAAGCCGCCGCGTTGGCCGCCGAGGCTGCGGAAGCGGCGGTCGCGGCGGTTACTGCCAACGCGGTCAGTTGCGTTGCCGTTGCTTTTGCGGTTACGCCCCCCTGAACCACGGGCACCAGTTCGGTGCCGGTAAGGGTGGCGGCCGCAGGTAGCGCGCTGATCGGCTCGGTTGACATATCAAAGCCCTTTAGGTGTGAGGTGCAGCAGCCCGGCTAAGGCCACAAACCCCCCGGCGACTATCGCAACAAACTGAATTATGCGTAACACTCCGGTCCCTAAATGCCAAGCCTCGACAAGTGAATGAACGTCAGCGCGAAGATCGGAGACTTGTTTTGTCAAGATTTTAACTTCGTGGCGAAGAACTTCATACTCGTTATCTATCATCGCAATTCTGCCCAAACAATAATGGAACCGCCGAAGCCTATAGTGACCCGGTACGTTGCCCCCGCAGGAACGATGAAACTCGTTTGGTAGTACATGTTCCGCGTGTACGGCCCGCCGACTAGCCCCGTCGCTATGGTGGTCCCTCCCACCACGACCGACCCCGCGCCAAGTCCCGCTGTCTCGTTTGAATAGATTGTCAGGCTTACAAATATCGGCTGCCCAGTGGTATTGGTGTACACGGTCCCATCGGCTCGCGACCCCGTCACGTTTGCCCACGCTTGCACCGCCGGCGCAACCATAAGCTGCTGCGTTAATCCTGCGACCTGCGCAAACAGGCCCGCCGCCGTCAACCACAAGTCCCCGTTTGCTGGGGCAGTTGGCGCCACGCTCTGCGGCAGGTTTAACCCGGCGCCGCCAATTGAACTTGGAAACGTAGTCAACTTGCCCGTCATCGTTCCGCCAGACTTTTGCAGATACGTGGTCAGGGTCGCGGCCAGCGTGGCGGTAAGTTGCGCTTGAACAAACGCGGTAGTGGCCGCGTTCGACGTGTTATCCCCGACAGTCTGGGTTGGCGCCGCAATCCCAGAGGTGGCCACCAACGGCCCCAGCAACGTGCCGCCGGTTATGGGCAAAAACGTCCCGCTGATCTGCGCTACGGTTGCCGCGTCGGTTGGCAGCGAGCCTGCGGCTAGGTTATGAATCTGCGAGTTGAAAGCGTTCATGCCCAGCCCGTTGCCGCCGTCGAGCAACGCGCGGTTAAGACCGACCAGCAAAGCGTTCCAATTGGACATGGCCGCTGGCGCGTCAGTGACGGCACCGTTTGCTATGCTGCTGGGGATCGTCAACCCGTTGGAGATACCGGTCATAGCTGCGTTATCCCAAAGCCACGTTCCAGCCTACCGACTGGACCTTGGCGTAAATGTTTCCGATTTGCTGGCCTGCGCTTGATGCTGCGGCCACCGTAATCGAAGCCTGTCGAAAAACCAAGGGCTGCGGCCAGAGGGCGGGCAACTCTCTAAGATACGGCGCTGCGGCTCCCCACAAAGATTGCCCCCAGACTCCCACGCCCCAGTAAGAAGGCGAGCCGGAAAACCCGCTTACGTTTACCGCAGCCAAGGTTTCTCCGTTGCTGTTGGTTGCTTCGACCAGTAGCGTGTCGGAGGCGTAGATCGCTAAAGCGATGTTGGTCTGCATGACCTTATTGTACGACCCTTCGCGGTTGTCTGGAAGAAGGGTTGTCCGAAAGGACCACGTAAGTTGCGCCCCGTTTTCGACGTACGAAGAACTTGCTACGGGCAATACTCCCGATTGCTGGATGACGCCGTTGGCCGCCCAAGGCGTTCCAAGAAACGACCCGCCTCCGGGGTAGGACACCAGCAGCCGCATGGCGCAAGTGTGCGGCCCGGTCCATTGCTGGTTTTGGAAATTGTACCAGTACTCATAAATAGGTTGCGTGGGCGCGGCATTGTTTTGAACAGTGACTCGGAACACGTCTTCGGCATAGTCGGCGCACATACGCGAAGGGTACAAAGCGTTAAGGAACGGTATCACAACCCCCGAGCCATTCGATCCCATCGGCTCGGACAGCGTGCCCGTCAACCCGAGCAACCGCATACCGTCCACCGCAATGAACGCCGTGCCGTACGGAGTTTGCGCGAGACTGTTGGGGGCCAGCGTCCCTACCGACCCGGCCACGGTGTTCTGCGCGAGCGTCGTGTTTGCGGCGTCCCCGGTGATCTGCGTCAACGCCCCCGCGCCCTTGAACACCGTCAAGGACTGCTGGACGCCGCCGGTAAGCTGCGAGGTCAACGGCACGGAAGTGATGGCGGTTATCGGGGTGTTGTCTCCTATAACCAAGGCTTGAGTCGCGAGGCTCACTTGCAACGGCTTAAGCAGGTCGCTGTAAACCAGGTACGGCCCCAAGCCGTAGTAGCCCCGCCCGTTGAACCCCGCGACGGCCAAGGGGACTTGAGACAGCGGGTTGGTGTTGGTGTTGCCCGCGCCCCACAGCGGCGCCCCGAACGTGCCTCCCGCTGCTGTCAGAGAACCGTTGTTGGCCGTGGCGGTGGCGTTAGCCGACAAGGTGATCGTGCCGCCGCCAGAGAAGTTTATCGACGTTCCGGCGGCGGTGATTAAAGCCGCTTGGCTGATCGTAACCGTGCTGCCCGAGACGTTCGTAACGTACGTCCCGGCAAGGAACGCCGGCCCCGTCACCGTCATGCCTGCGATCACGCCGGTGACGTTGGCCACGCCGGTGATAGTCGTTGTGGCGTTGACGCTGCCCGTGGTGTTCAGGGTGAACGTACCGTTGACGCACGAAACGACGTAGGCCCCGGCCGGGATACCCGCGCCCGTGATAATCTGACCCGGCTGCACGCCTTGCAAGATTGGCGCGGAGTTGCCCTGCGTAGTGACCACGCCGGTTATGACCGGCGAGCCAGACGCGGTGTTGCCCAGCACCGTTTGCGAAAAGCCGCTTATGTCGAGCCAGCCAAAATACGGGCTGCTGCCCCCGGCGTACCCCGGGTGCAGGAACAGGATCAGCGAATTGGTCACGGCGGAAACGACTGGCGGAACCCAATCGCCGATCGACGCCGGGGTGGCGGGCAGCAGCCCGGAAGACACGCCAATCAACGGGATGAAGGCCTGGGAATTAAAGTCGTAGCAAAACGGCTGGTCTAGTCCTGCGTAGGTAGTCGTGGACGATACCCACCCGTAGACGCGCGACCCAACAACCAGGAGCGCGCTAATGACCGAACCGGAATCAGAGCCGGGGAACCCCGCGCCTTCAACTACGAGTTCAATCCCCGATTCCGAAGTCAGCCCTATACCGCTTTCGGAATTGATCCGCTGGGTTCCAAAGTTTACGACGCCGACCGCCGCCGCACGCGGAGTGTACACCCCTTGGGTTCCGTAGCTGGGGACCAGATTTGTTAGCGCCCGCATCGACCCTGGCGGCGCGTTGGTCCCGTCAAGGCTGTCTGTTACCCCGGAGGGAGTAAAGACGATATTGCGGGCGTCGCGCAGGCCCATGCGTCAAAACCCTACGTTCTTGGTCACGGGAAGCCTGTTGTAGTTCTGGCCGAAGAACCGGCGGTCCAGCTTGACGCGCATTGATCGGTCAGATGAATCGTCTTTCAGTTTAAGATACTTGTTCAAAATGCCTTCCGCGCGATCATGAAATTGCTGCGCGCGAGTATCGTCCACCAAGTCCATGATGTGCGCGGTGGTCTTGGTGTCGAGGTAATCGGTGTTCGGAAACCACGGGACCGCGCTGTTGCTTTGCGGAGCGGTAATGTCTGGCATCTGCTGATAGAACCGGATCGTCACCGGGTACGTGCCGTTCGGCGGCGGCCAGAAATAAATGACCGGCGGTGTCTGGCTCATGTCCGTGGCGAACATGGTCGGAATAGACATGAGGCCCGGCTGTTGGATTAGCGCGTCAAACTCCGCAAGGTCCAGGGGGACCAGGGGGTAGGGCACGTTGTTGTAGGTGATGAACACCTCGCCGGGGAGCGTCCGCAGGTATGTCGCGGGAAGGGTGTAGGGGCCTACGCTGGAAGCGATGTTTAGGATCGTGGTCGTTTTAGCCACGTCGAGGTCGTAAGTCTGGCAAAGGTCAGACAGTACCGCGTTGAGGGCGCTCCCTGCTTGCGACAGCATACCGGGAGCGCCAGCCTTCTGCGTGGCAGACACACAAATCTGTTGAGCCTGCCACGCCATAAGTCAACCTTTCGAGAGCGTGGTAAGCGTCACCAGTTTTTCGCGCAGCTTGTCTAAGTGCAGTTTGTGGCGCGCGATCGTCACTCCGATGTTGCCGCGATGCTGCGCGCGTTCCGATTCAAGTTTTTCCTTTTCCATCTGCAACCCATCAAGGGTCCGCTTATGGTTCTCGGCGTCGTGCGCGGCCTTACCCGCCAGGCGGTCGCGGCTGGTCAGCTTGGCCAGTTCTTCGGCAACGTAGCCCGCCTGAACCTCAAGCCGTGCAACGCTACCCTTGTGCTCTTCGTTCAGGCGCGTGACGTCGTCGTGCAGGTTCTGCAAGCTGCGGCCGCCGTCGTCAATGTCGTCTCGCAGCTTTTCAATCTTGGCTTTGGCTTCCTGCCGCTCGGCGGAGGCGATCAGCTTGTCAAGCAGCGCGTTCAGTTCTGCCGGCGGCGCGTCGCGCGATACGAACGTGGTCATCTTGACCTGACGCGTATCGCCGAGCGCCGAAGCGATTTCGATCCCGAGTGCGGGTACGTCTTCGGGGCGGCTCATGCTGCAAGGCTCCCAACTTTGGCGGCGGTTCGCCCGTCGATCGGCACCACGCCAGAACGGGTGACGTGTTGCGCGTGGCTGCGCCGGTAAGCGTCCTGCGGGTCTTTCCCGTCAAGCTGCGCTTGGTGCATATAGCTGCGGAACATCATCTCATTGATGGTCGCGGCTTTGTGCCGGGGGATGGTGTATGTCGCGGCGTGGAAGAACTGTTCGCCGTCGAGGATCAAGCGGTCGGTGTATTCGGCCACGTCGATCGTGATCGTTACCGGCTCGTCCTGATCCATCACGCCAGTCAGTGCGTTCCTTTCGCGGCGGATCGTATCCATGCTGTCCGCGATCAACTTCTCGCGCGCGGCTTTGCGCTCGGCGTCGTCCAGGCGCTTCTGCGCGGTGGCCAGTGCGTCGTCATATTCTGCGTTGGTCAGGATAGCGTGCTTGCGCACCTCTTCGACTTTGCGGGCACGGGTCGCTTTGGGCGACGCGCTTTCGGCTTCCGCCGCTGCCAGCTTAACGTCAACGTCGTCGTTTTCCATGAAACTTTCCTCCGAAGGCCAAAGGGCCGATGCGGGTTTAACCCCGCATCGGCCTTCTGTCCAGAGAAGCGGCTATTAACCGAAGGTGCCGTTGGTCGAAGCGGCAGACTCAATACGCGCGGCAAACAGCGTGTTGAGAATGATCGTCCCGTAGAACACCTTCCAAGTGATAACCCGAAGCTGGTTGAACGGGTCAGACTTGTCGGCGTCTTTCAGGTAGGCGTACTTCGGATCGTCGAGGACGACCTGACCGTAAGCGCCGCGACCAAACACAAAGGTCGGGTACACGGTCACACCGGTTGCGGGCGCAGCAGGGGGGACCTGTGCGTTGCCGAGCGCGGTGATGGTCACGGTCTGGTTGCCGGCAAGCTGCGTAGCCTGCCCGGTCTGCGGGCCATAGGTAGGGCCGGAGACAGTGGCGCCCAAGTTGGTCGGGCTGGCCGTGGTGCCGACGTACACGTTGAACGTGAACCCCGCCAAGGTGGGCAGCGTGACCGTGATCGAGCCGGTGGGGCCGGTGACTGCGACACCCGTAGACACCTGATAGATACGGCTCTCGTACTGGTTTTGCGTATCGCTCGCGGTGATCTGCACGTAGTACGTGTTGGTCGCCAAAGCGCCCGTGGTTGCCGCGGTGCCGGAAACGGCGGCCACGCCGGTGAACACCGGAACGAGGTTCGACTTGCAGAAGCGGATTTCCGCCCACTCGCCGGCCTCGAAGTTGTACAGGCGGTTAATGTCGCTGTACGACCACGCGGTTACGACCGTGGTGTTCTGCCGGAAATCGTTCACCACCAGCGGGTGAATGATCGCGGCATAGTGCGGATTGGTGCGCGGGTCTTTCGAGGCGTCGGCCCCGCCGCCTTCGACCGAGTTTTTCTGGTCGGTCTGCTCGTCTCCCATGAAGCGCGGTGCGCCGATGGTTTCGAGGTTGGCGGAAGTGCGCGACACGGTTGCCGGGTCGAGGTAGTCGGTTGCAAGAACCGCAGCGCGCGATCCCCGGAAGTTGACGTAGTTGACCTGCGTCAGCGCCATCAGGTTGTTGAAGGTGTTGCGCTCCAGCGTTTCACCCATCTGCAAGCCGACCAGTTCGGTCGCCTTGGCGAACAGCGGGTGGAAGACGGTCATCTCGGCAACGTCGGTGATGACCACCTTGTCGCCCCACTGCTGACAGACAGCCGACACCTGCCCGATGGTCAGCGACTGTCCGAGCGGGGGGCCGACGCCTTCCGCGATCGGCTGGAACGGCAGCGCGACGCGGTTGTAGCGGGTTGCGGTGTAGGTGGTGCCCCGACCCTTTTCAAGACGCAGCCCGTCGCCGAACTGATAAACGACAAGCTGACGCCGCGCGAGCGGTAGGGTTTCTGCTTGGATGAACGCGACGACGTCCGAAGAGAA